AGATAGATTCTTTATTAAATCTTCTGTAGCTTTCCTGTTAGGGTTCATGTAATATGATACATCACTAATAGCATCTGACAATAAGTTACTACCAACTCCAGAAAGTATTTGTCTGTTATTGTTTAATGTAGCTTGCTTCATTTGCTCTACGTTCATATCTCTATTTAACTTCATAGAACCTACAGATGTAGCTAAAGCATTGTATTCTTTTATGTTCTGCCTGTGCAGAGCTGCGTCTTGTGCTGCTAATTGATTAAGTCCTTGTATGCGCTGTGCATCTACAGTTCCTTGATTAGCTAAGTACATACCCCTCTGACCTCCTGAAGCTCTCAATACATTCTTCATAGCTCCAGCATAAGCATCATTCATGTTCTGCATTGCAGCTCCCTTTTCCTTAGCCGTAAGACCCGACTCTGATAATGCTTTTTGTTTCTGTAAAGCTTCGTATATTAAAGGGTCTAATTCAGGTGTTTCAACATCTGGTGCTCTTAATGCTTGAGACAAAGATAGTATTCCTGCGGCAGCTTTCAAACCTGTTAGGGCCATTTCTGCTTTACGCATTTGACCTTCTTTCTTTTCAGACTTGGCTGCATCAATCTTATCTTGATTTAATTTGTCTTCTGCATCTTGCTTAGCTTTAACTTGAGCCTCTGTAATTAAAGTTCCATCCTCATTGTAAGAGTCAGTATCTTTAAGCATTTGTTTGATTCTAGCTTCGTGGTCTGCATCACCCTTAGCTAACCTCATTGCATCATCTTGAGCTGTAGAATCTCCAGCCACAAGACTTGTATCAACCTCAGTCCTTTCTGCTGTCTCTTCAGTTGCTTTAACAGCAGGACCTAAACCTCCAGTTTCATCAGTCCTAACCAATGCATCGTTTGTAGCTTCAATGTTTAAATCTTTCTCTAGAACATCAGCTTCTTTATTTATTACAGCAAGCGCCTTCTTTTCTTTAGGGGTTAATGAATCAGGGTCGTTAGCATTCTTTTTAACTAAAGCTATATCAACATCAGTCATAATCCCTTTAGTGTTCTTTGCAGCTTCTGTAGCTTGATAGAACACTTTGTGGTTATTTAACTGAGCATTATATAGGTAATCGGTTTCTTCCTCTGTTAACTCTTCGCCTGCAGTCTGCCTTCTAAGTAAAGCTTCAATAGTAGCTCCATCACCATCTTCGCTATAGTCGTAATCTGAAACAACAGGCTCTCTAACATGATAATTATTAGCAGCAGAAGAGCTATCAAATAATGTTTTCGCATTATCAAAGTATGAATCAGCTGCATTCTCATCTCCGCTATCCGAAAGACTATCAGAGTTTGATTTAAATACCTTATGAACTACTTTATCAGGGACTGGTTTATCAGGATTCTCTGCTATCCATTTATCCATGGCAGCATACACCAAAGAACTAGCATGGGCTTCTCTTGCTGATTTATCATCAGAATCAAAACCATCTTCACTAGATTCTCCGTTAACCTGTAAGTTGTTAGCCAAAGCAATGTAAACGTCATCAGACACTTTACCTTGGTATTTTTCAAGCTTCTTATCTATAGCTATAGATTGTCTTATAGACATATCACTCTTGAATGCTGCAGTACTAGAAACATTAACGCTAAGCTTTAATTTCCCAAGAGCCTTACCTTCATCTTCTAATTCAGACTTGGTCTTACCTAGAATACCTAACTTCTCCCACTTCTCAGCGTCAGCTCTATGAACACCTTGTTCAACTAGTAAGTCTACAGTATTGACACTATTCAAGTCTATACCGTAACCTATAATCATCCCTTGGTCATCATCCTTAAATACTCCTTGGTTTTCGTATCCACCATCCTCTATATTACCAAGCCTATCATTTAAGAACATCTTACCACCGTAAGAATCGTAATAAGCAATCTTATCTTCTTTTGTTAGTTTTTTATCAAAGGTCATAGACCAACCAGCCACTTGAGGTTCGTATGTAATACTTAAAGATGTAGCAATCTCTTCTTCAGTCCCAACCTCTTCTCCAGCTTCTATAGAAGCAATAGCAGAAGCTTTAACATCTGGGTTCTTAGAGTATTGAGGGTTCTCAGTTCTAACCTTATTGTTAAGTACAGATGTAAGGGTTTTTACATAATTTTGGTCAGTAGCATAGCCAGAAGACTTTAATGCCTCAATTTGAGCTTCAGGAGTTTTAGCTTCTACAACTTGTTTGTAATTAGCTTTATGTCCAGCAGTATACCCATCGCCTGTCAGGAATCTAATATGACCAGTAACACCTGCTTCATCACTTTCAAATATCCTAAAAGGCTGACCAAGAGTTACAGTATACGTACCATCATCATTTTTGACGGTTTTAGTATCTCCAACCTTAAGATTACCACCTTTCTCTTTTTTTAAGTAATCTTTAGCTTCCTGTTCAGAATCGAAGTCCTCTTCCGTACCCATGATTACGTAATCAACACCTTCTTTTCCGTTCTTAAGGGTTACTCCACTAGCTTTTTGACCTGAATAATTGTGGTATTTTTCAGAAAGCACAGACAATCCTTTACCTCCATCTGCCTTAGACTTTCTAGTCATTCCAGATTCGGTCATCATTTGAGCTAACATAACTTCAGGAAACAATCCAGTACCTTCAGTATGGAGTTCTAATAATCTTAATAATTCTTTCTTATCCATCTTATTTGTGTTTCCAAGTTGTCATTTCATTTTGAACTGCTTTACCAGCTTCTTGGTATTTGCCGCCAGCCAATAAATTCTTAACCTTACCCATGAAAGGTTTATCAAATACTCCCTCACCACCTGTAAGTTCCATACCTGTAGGCTTACCACTCTTATCCACTACGGTAAGAGGGTTGGATGAATGGCTATAAGCACCTTTAGTCATACCACCTGTTTTGTAGGTGTTCATGTATGTTTTTCTATCTTCCAAAGGTATGTTCTCCCAATCTTGCTCTACATTAGTTCTAAACATTTCTAAACGTTCTGTATCTGGAAGACTCACTCTAGTGTTGTCAGAGTATGTACTATTGAACTGATTAAAGAAATCGTCTTTAAAATCATCGCCCAATATCTTTTTCATTTGAATTGCTTCGTTATCGTACTTCGCTTTTATCTTTCTGTAAGCAGGGTCTAGTTCGTATTCCATTTCCTTAGAAGGCTTTATAGTACCACCTTCTTTGTATCCTGCAAACTCTTCCTGGTCTTTCATGAAGGCGTTATAACCATCGGTTTGCTCTTTGTTTCTTTTGTCTGTAGCTATTTGCTTGTCAGCTTTACCTTTTTGAGCAATACCAACACCAAGTCCTACAGCAGCTCCAGCAGCCGCACCCCAAGGCCCAGCGACTGCACCCATAGAAGCGTATTTCAATGTTGAAGATGCTATATCTGCAGTTCCGTATTTTGGGTCATCATCTAAAGCATCTACAGCAGAACTAGCTACAGTTAATCCAGCACCCATAAGAGCGTTAGTATTACCTTTCTTTTCTGCTGCCGCACTATCTGCTGCTGCTTGTTGTTCAGCAGTTAAGATAGGTGGAACATCCCCACCTCCTAAATATTTTTTAGTATAGCCACCTCCATAATACAAGTTATTAGCTAGCTCTTTCTCTTGCTTTAAGTTTAAGTTTTTTATCATTTTGTTGGTCTATTGTGTATTAAAGCTCCAAATAATTCTATAGAATCTGGAGATGTAGACTTTGCTTGTATAATTAAATGTTGTCCTGTCGCTTTAGATGTACCATCTGTACTTGTGATTGGTATAATGTGTTTGCCGTTAGACATTTTCGCTCCAGTTCCAGTAGTAGAAAACGGTGTGTTACTCACTGAATCTGTAAATGTAAATGTAGTAAATTTTTCTACGTTTTCATTTCCAGATAAATACATGACAAGTTTATCGAATTTCTTAGAGCTATATACATTCTCATTACATACAAAGGTAACGTCTAAGCTATTAGTATTTGATGTTCCATAAAAAGTAAGGTAATCAGAACCTGAATTCTCTCTCCACAAATTTGAAGAATATTGAACTTCGTCTGATGAATTTCTACCTATCGTAATTAACTCGCCTGGAATATTGGTTGCCATAGAAATTATATCCTCTTTTCTTGTAATCATAACATCGTTCAACTCACTATACACCACATGAACTGCATCATTATCTGCAGTAGTTATACATATACCAACCTCATCATAAACTTTATTGTGATATAAACATATACCTCCAACAGTGAAATCCAAAGGCTTATCCGATATAAGAGTGTCTTTTAGTGCGTTAAATATGTTTGAGTTCTGAGTTGTTATACCTAAATCTTGGACGGCAATTCCTTTACCTACCACTAATTTACATAAGGAAGACATATTACTATCGTACCAATAAGCTGAAGTGTTGGTAACTAGCATATTATTAAAATGCTGACTACCGTAAGAAGTTTCTATATAATCACTCCTCTGTATAACTTGACCTGTCCCCGTAACTATAGTAACAGCTGCAGCATCTGCGCTATCTACAACAACCCTAGGATTGATAGATAGTTTTGATACCCCACTCTGCTGTATAGCAAATAACTCATTCCTTAAACTAAATAGGTTATATATAGCACCCTTGTTATTGTCTAATTCATGTATCTCGTTAGCATCCCAAGTTGTGAAGGCATCAAATAGATTACCAGCTAACTTTAAGTTGGATGCTGCGACTAAATTACTGTAACTGTTAACGTTTTTAAAGCTACCTGGTTTTTGTAAGAATGTCTTACTAGTGTTTCTTGATGAGTAGGTTGAATTTATAAGGAAGTTATCTTCAACCGTAGGCTCAGTACTATCCGTAGAACCAAAGAAAACTCCATCTCTTAAATCTAAGTTTACACTAGACTCTACTGGAAATATTATTGCCGTAGAGGGGTAGGGTTTTATTGTAGAATAAGTTGTAGAACCTATTATATGCTTTTTTAAGGCATACATATTTATATAAATATCTCCACCAAATACAGAATCGCTATTACTAGCTAGTGGACTAAAGTTTACGTGCCCAGTAGATATGTATTGATTTGATTCATAGTTAGATAAGAGACTACCTCCGTACTGAGTGAATCTAACATCTCTTTTTAGTTGTACATATAACTTACTTGCATAACATGCTTGTTGATAGCTTAACCCATCTGTGGTTCTGTTTAAAACAAACGGACTGTAAGTATAGGCATTACCTGTTCCTATTCCAAAATGACTATGTCTTATTTTATCTGTCACTTCTTTTCCTAGAGTCACGAACAAGGTAGTCACACCAAACAGTGTAGAATTATATGATGAAGCACTATTATATTTTTTAGTAGTGTAAGAGTCAGGAAAGTGGTAAAACCCTTCACTATATAAACTACCTTGCAGGTTTTTAAACCTACCTCTATTACTGTAGTTTTGGTTATCCCTTCCAGTCCCGTGGTCATCATGACCCATTCTACCTTTATCTACACCTCCACCTGGAGATACTATAGTTCCGTACTCTACTTCATTAATCTTCTGACTTTCTGAAGCTGAATTACAATCCACAACACCAGACTTAAATTGACTGTATATAACCTTCTGCGAAGATTGATAAGTATATAGTTGGTCGTTTGTGTTAGGGTTAAATCTACCAGATAATATATTTCCAGTATAAGTACTGGTTGATTGTATCTTCTGCTTTAAATGAGTGAAGTTATCCATATCCGTAATAGTATTATCGTATGGAAAGCTTTCATCATTCAATTCTTGAGCCCCAGCATCAAGTCTACCTACTACCTTTATTTTATCTTCATCCTTTCTATCGTATTGTAACGACCCTAAAGTAACCTCTGGAGTGTCAAAAGTAAAGTCAGAATCAGACAAGCATTCATGGGCGTGGTATCCAGTATATATATCACCGTAATGATTACCATTCTTATGTCTAAGAGATTCGTTCGCACTATCGTTTGAGTGTATGATAGTTTGGTTTAATACACCAGAACCTAAAACAGATTTATCTTTCTGCTTTCTATCCACCCTAACTATAGAATATCCGCTTATTTTAGACCTAGTATCAGACGATAACTTCACATTAAATTGTGGATATAAAGCAAACCCGCTAACATCACTTGTAGTGGTGTCGAAAGTTAAAGTAGTTGCTGTACCTTCCGATGTAGAGTTTCTGGAAACGGTTATACTGTCATTATCCCCAGCTATACTAACAATAGTCGTATGTGGTGGTATTCCAGTTCCTGTAACTACATCATGAACAGCTAAACCCGAACCTCCACCAACTTTATTCAATATAGGGCTTGCATCATCAAAAGCCCAAGAATAACTTCTGGTTGGTAGATTACCTGCATGCTTAAATGTAGTAACACCGTCAGAGTTTTGAGTTACCCTATTACCTGCAGAATCATTACTTACATAATCCATAGTACCATCAGGCATTCTAATATCCCCTATAGGGCTAACGAATCCTGGATTACCAGATTTATCGTAGAACAGAATACCAAATCTATAAACCTCACCTCTCTGATACCCTGTAAAGTCTTTGGTAAATAATGGGTTTTTGTAGTTATTATAACCACCTGCTTGTGTTGTTTCTAAATAACCGTGATGAGGTACTTGACCATAAACAGAAGAGGCTATCCTTGCGCTATCTGTATCATCACCAGTTCCAGAATTATCGAAATACTTAACCTGACTTAAGTCAAATGTTTTTGTTGCAAAAGTAACTCGTACACCGTCATCAGCTGCATCAAACCCTACGGTTTCTGCGCCAGGAACTTTTACTGTATCTACAGCGTTTATCCACCCATAGCCACCATCCTTGTACATGGTATCCTCGTGCATTTCAGGATTTTCTGAATCATTGTAAGTTGCTGCAGTTCCAGTATTGTAAGCTCCAAGGTATCTATAAGATTTAACTCTAAAATCTAAATCTATAGAATCTGAATTGTTGGTTAAATTAGCAGCGAATAATCTATTATCTTTTATAGCTAAATCAGCACAGACATCCCAACTAGTATGACTCCTTAGTAGCTCACCTATAGGTATTGAGACTAAAACCTCACTACCGTTATGTGTGTAATCAAAGCTAGTCGAGTTGATTATACTTTCTGAAATTATATTTGAAGTTATAGCTCCCTCAGCAGAGGTGTAAGTTATATCTATAATCTGTATAGTGTTATACGAGGGGTCAATATTGTCAATAGTTAAATGGACAGCATTAGAAGAGTTGGTCTCTAAACTACCACCTAAAGATAAGTGATAAGAAGTGAGTGGGCTTGTTTTTAATATCTGAACTGGATTTGTTATATTAGACACTCTTGATGTTTTACCATCTGTAGTAACTAACCTATAGCAATATGAATGAGAGCCACAGCTAATATTCCCACCAGAAGTTATTCTGGTTACTGTAGGACTAACCATTTTAGTTGCTTTAAATACATTTAAATCAGAAGCCACTAAATTAGAATAATAAGAATCGCTCTCGTTTAAATTTACAGTTCTAAGAGGGTTAACTCCATCTGTCCAGTAAATCCTATGAAAATGCTCATTCTCTTCAGACACCTCCAACCTAATAGACGACTTGCTTACCAAACCTAAGTCTGTCTGAATAATCATTTCTCTATTCAATAAACTACCATCATTGTTAGATGTGAGTTTAAATATTGCATCACCTCCATTACCCGCACTCGATGTGGTTATCGCCACCATGTAGTCTGAGAAGTTAGCCAGCGCTACAATTTCGTAATTCACTCCAATGTAAGAAACTTCTGAGTATCCATTACCAGTAGATATGGGATAGTCACTAAAAACCTCTGCACCACCATCGGTGTAACGAACATAAGCCTTAAATGTTAAGGTCATAGCTTCCGAAGTTTTGTCGCTATAATTTATATAAGCAGAACCGTCATAGTTGTTATTGAACGACATATTCATTGCCTCAGAGACTGTTTCATCAGCCAAGGCCTTCTGTACACATAAATATATTAATACTAAAATATCAGCACCAGAACTTATACTAACAGTCATGCCTTCAAGAACCCCACCCCAAGAACCTACAGTATCGCCACTATAAAAATTAAATACTTTCTGAATGAAACCTCCATCCCCGTTTATGTACATTCTAATTCCGTAGGCAGAAGGACCATCTAAGTTGTCTATTGCAGTGTTAGATAGTATTCCAGTCTCAGAAAAAGTTACCTTTTTTTCGCTTATAGTTAAAGTATCATACAAAGAATTACCTTTAGCGTTCTTTAAAATAAAAGAATTATCCTCTCTACTTACAAGCCTAGCGTTTGTTGCTGACTTGTAGGTATCTGAAGGTAATATATTAGCATCTAAATCAGACATCATTCCTTTTGAGAATGAATTTGGTTTTTTAGGAGATTCTGCCATGGTTAAAACAATTTATGTTCGTTACTACTAGGCTTAAGAGTGTTCCAGTATTTAGAAATATTCCTCCACTGCTGTTTGGTAGGCATATTGTCTCTACCTCTAGCTTGAGCACACTGAAAAGACCACTCTTGCTTTAAATCTTGATAAACATATCTAGGGAGTTTTTGATTGTAATATTCTCTTCCTTTATATTTATACATGATATAAGAAGCAATAGCATCTTCGTGAGCTGAAGATATAGTAGGGTATCCCTCTTCATCAGTTGATATAGCATCATAATGAACATCTATCGTTGTTCCGTCTGCTACATCTATATTTAAGTAACCACTTGACACATACATATCTCTACTCTGGTCATAAGAAGAGCCCGACACATCTGAGGGGCTTCTTACTTCTATCATGTTAAGAAAGTCCGAAGGAAGTAAAGCCTTCTTACTTGAAATAACTAATGAGGTAACTTTTTTATCGAAAGTGGTATAAGAGCCAATTTTCTTCTCTGCCTCAAAAGCCCACTCTACAAAGTTATGAAATTCTCTTGCAGCGTCTTGTATACCTAAATTACGTATAACTGCAGCTACAACTTGTTTAACACTTATTCTAGGATTTCCTTTCATGTTTGTTGTTTTATTATATCCTTAAATCTCCTTAAGGGCAATACTTTATATTGATTATACTTATAAGGCCTATCCCACATAACTTTTACATACTCATCATCAAGTATAGGCACTTTATATAATACTGTCTTATTTTCTCTTTTACTTGCTTCAACATCCAACCTTACATGAAATGGTCTTTTGTGAGGTAGTTTCTTAGTGTAAATAGAACCTAGCTTTACAGGCAGTTTAAAGACCTCTTGTTGTCTAGCTACTATATCTATCGTATTGTCTAAGAAAGACTCCATAATGGAGTAATACTCAGCATAAGACATAGCTCTATCACTTCTCTCCCCCTTAACTCTTAGGCCACTCTTTATAGAGTTGTATATATCCTTAATGGATACATATTTGTCTTTGTATTTCTTGTAAGTATTACTACTTGCCTTTTGTCGTGTTTTCATCAACCTGGTTGTTTGGTCCTTTCGATGGTACGGTTACAATGATACTAAACTCTTGTTTTAATACTTCTTTTACTAGAACAGCTATTAACTCTTCAGGTATAGGGTATTGAGTTGTATCATCATTCACATAAGAACTAACCTCTGTTGGGTTAGAAAATATACCATTAACCTCTACAGAACCTCCAGAAACAAGTGAGTCTCCTTCCCATACGTAAAGCTTTCTATCGGATAATGTTGCTATCTTACTTCCTGCACTTAATATGAATCTTGAACTGTTCACGAACATTCTGTCGTGATGTTGTATTATAGGTAAAGGAACATAAAACGAATCAGTGGACGTATCGTCTTTGTGCGCTACACTCCTAATCCCTCTATTATCGTTAAATCCTACGACAGCCTTAATGGAAGCTCCTGACTCCTTGGGAGTTAAGACATCCATTTGAAAACAAGCATTAGAAGCCTTCTTTCCGTTATCCGTATACTGCATCAATAGATTAGCTCTATGGTAATGTACCATAAACTTAATCTGACGATTAGATATATCAGAATCATCAGAAGCAACACCTCCAGAGACTATGTTTTTTATGTTGTATGTTATTTCGTTTAATGTAGCCATAATATCTTTTTAATAAGAAAGGGTAAAGCAAGGAAACCCTACTCTACCCTTTCTAGAAAGCAGGGAGCAAAAAGCATCTTTAAACTCGTCGTTCAGTTATTTCAGCCTGAATCATTTGGTATCTTGGGTCTCCCAGTGTTCCCAAGACTTTACGAGCAGCAATCTGACACACTTCTTCGTGTGTATGAGCGCTTAAATCTTCTATATTCGTAGTGTACTTTAAGTACTTTACTATAACTTCCTTCATTCCTTTCCATCCTTGAAAGAATATATGCCCCATCTGAATGTAAGCAATAGGATATTCTTCGTTGTACTTATTGAAAGGGTCGTTAGAGTACGCTGTTATATCAGATAACTGAATAATCTTAACACTAATGTACGGATTCTTTCTAGTGTGTATGGCTAGTATCTTAGAGTAAACATAATCAAGCTCCGTTTCAGGTACGTCCCAAAACTCACCCCCAGCAGACTCTAAATCAATCTGAGGAGACGTAGTACCAGCCACCATTTCAGACCTAACTAGATTCTGTAGTTTATCTCTAGAATCTTGACTAGTCTCAAACGATAGATAATATTGTTGAGCAAACTCATCAACAGCCATTTCAACAAACCCATCTATATCAGTATTTGATAAGTAGGCAGCATCCTCTCTGTCTATGATTAATCTTACTCTATCCCTTGCGGTCTCTACAGTCATTGTTGTTATTTTTTAGAAGCAACCTTACCTTTAGCTGGTTTAGTTTCACCTCTTATTTCATGCTTCAAGATAGCTAAAATATCTTTGTTATCTTTTAACCAAACTAACACCTGTTCCTCGTTAGTTCCGATAGCTTCTTTACCATAATAGAACGTTTCGTTCTTATAGTTTATCTTCTTAGCCTTCAACGCTTCCATGATGAACACTCTAAGTTCCTTCTCTGGGTCAAAATGAACCTCCATGAATTTAGCGTGGTCACTTTGAGCTACATTAATTGCTTTAGCTCTTAACACATCTAAGCTAGCATTAAGGTTAAAACGACTTAATGTTGCGAATACTTTCACATCAGAGTCTGACATTTTAGCTGCTTCAATAATAGCCTGAGCAGAAGTTAACGTCTCTTTAGTATCAGCTTCTTCTTTTTCTTGTATATCAATACGAGTCCAAGCAGCTAATATAGATGGATGACTCTTTAACCATTCGTCTGTTATTACATCTCCTTCTATAGAGGTGTTTAAGATGAATGAGGCACGACTTGTAACAAACTGCTGTTCTAGTCCGTTTACATCTTTTAACTCGTGCAGTCTTCCTGATTTGTCTTTGTAAGCACTACCAAAATTAAAGTTACTAATTTTAGAATATTTGTTGTGCTTGTAATGAATAAGGTTTTTTGTAATCTCCATGCTTGCTTTTTTTTGTTGTTAGTTAAAAAACACCCCCTCCGAAGAAGGGGTGAATATTATTTAGTTATTTAAAACTATTAAGCGAATTTAACTCCGTTTGCAGCGTCACAAGCACCAGAAACAAACCAGCTTACACCGTCTGAAACTAATTCTAGAGCATCACCAGGAACGGCAGTTGTCATAACTCGAATCTTAACGTCTGTTGAAGCAGCTTCATCGCCAGTTCCAGCACCATCAAGAATCAATCCTACAAACTTATCTGCAGCAGCAGCTTGAGCTATCTCTACAATAGCAGTAGATTCAGCACAGATAAACTTAAAGTTGCATCCAGCAATAGGAGCAGGTAAAGTTATAACGTGAGCTACAGCACCGTTTGTATAGACAACAGAACCAGACTCTTCTTGAGTAAGAACTTTAGCTACAGAAGTTGTTAGAACATTTTTCAATGTACCGCGTGAACGTAGTAAGTAATTACCAGTTGCGGATTTTTCGTATTGCTTAAGGTATTTTTCTTCAGCCATTTTATTTGTATTTAAAAGTTTTTGTTAAAATTAAATTGTTAATCCAGCAGGCATAATTACACCGCAAGATTGTGGGTTACGAATAATGATACCAGATTCAGATAAGATATGACATTCGAAAGTATCATTCCCGTTAGCAGCCATCATTGAAGAAGGGTCGTTAGGGTTAATCATACCAGGAACATATTTCTTAACATAGTTTCTGTTGTATCCTTCAGCACCTTTAGAGATAAGCTCTACGTTAGCTACACCATCTTGAACACTCATATCCATAACTACCATTAAACCTGATAATTGTGCAGTGTTAAATCCAGTACCAGAAATACCTGAAGTCATTGTAGCAACATTAGGGTCATCGAAACATGGATTGTGTACCAATTTGATGTTGTTACCTAAAGCAGAGTAAGAAGTAAAGTTAGTTCCTACAGCTACACCTTCACCAGATTTAGATGCAATTAAGCTAGAAGCAGAACCCATTGTTGCCAAGTGAGCAGTCATAGCTTGTTGGAATTGAATCATTCCTTGCATTCCAGTAAATACTACATATTCGTTACCAGTTGCCTTTAAAGAACTTAAAGATAAAGTACCGATGAACTTCAATAACTCACCTTCAGTGATACCAAGACCAGCAGTAGTGAATTGATTAGCTGAAGCGATTTGAGCTAAGATTCCGTCACCCATGATTGGAAGACCGTTAGCAACTGAACCAGAATCACCAGGATATTGAATATCTCCAGATACAGAAGATTTACCAAACCAACGATTCAATTCAAGTTCGTACATGAATTGGTCAGTCATTTGTTGCTCCTTAGTAAAGTACCATAGTCTGTGACCATTGTGCTCAACCCAAGTAACATCATGTAAATCAATACCATTAATCTTACACTTTCTACGAGAAAGAGTTAAGTGGTTTCTGTGAGTTTCTGGGTAAGCATAACCTTCACCAACTTCATCACCTAATGAACCTTGTCCAAAAGCAGAACCAATTACTGCAACAACCTCTGTGTCAGCAGCAGAAGCACCAGCAGCAGAGAAATTAAAAGCATCAATATGCTTAATTGTAACATCAGTACTTCCACCGTCAGCAGCGTCGATTGAACCTACAGCAGTTATTAATGCCGTAGCACCAGATTCGAAACGAATTACATCGTTTACGTTTAGCATACAGTATTCGTTAGCACCATCAGCACTTGAAATCTTGATAGTTCCAACAGTTCCAACAGAAGCATTGACAGCGTAAGCCGCATCAAGTCCAGCAGGAGCTTTATAACGTTGCATGATTTTCCACTCGAAAGAGCTTCCACCAATTACTTTTTCAGAAGCACCAAATCCTAGGCGTTCAAGTAAGTACGTCATAGAGTAGCGAGGATACAATTCAATGATTTTCTTCGCAATCTCAGGGTACTTTAGCATATTGTTTACAAGGGAGTTGTCCGCTGTATTGTATGCTGGGTCATATTTTGCATTATAAACCTTCATTTTTGTTTTGTTTATTAGTCGTTAATAATTAATTAAACATTATTTAATTACTAAACTTACTCGGGTCAAAACCTTTCTTCGGAGCTTCAAAGCTCTTAGATGAATGATTTTTCCTAGACGGTGATGTTATACCATCTAAAATACGAGACTTTCCTTGTTCTACGCCTTGCGTTCGAACCATTTTGAAAATCTTTTCTTTGTTTCTCCATAAGAAGGCAGCCTCCGCAACATTGGCATGAGTCTCAAACACTTCTTGGGCGAAATCCCCTTTGGTTATGTAATTATATAGTTGTTTCTTATCTTTCTGAGATACCTTCCCACCAAAGAACTCTTCTTTATCTTTAATAAAGCTTTGTAGTTCTTTACGTGAGTTCTTAGCACCCTCAGTTTTTTGTTGTTCAGATTCCTTTTCTTCCTTTCTAATTCTATCCTTCTCTCCGTGGATGTGCTTAGTAAGTTGTTGTCGAACTAATCCAGCTTCACGCTTTAATAATCCAGCATCTTGTAATCTGTCAACGGTATCTGCAATATCTTCATCTTCGTATTTTGCAGCACGCATATCAGCAATAACTAAATCTTTATCACCCATCTCTAAGAATGAGTTTAGATTTTTAATTATATCGTTTTCTTGAACTGGAGGCTTCTGTAAGTCTTTTATCTTAGCGATAAACTCTTCCTTACTTGTAGCTTCAACACCAGCTTCTTTACTTATTCCTTCCCAATCAAACTCAGCAGCAACTTCTTGTTCTGCATCGTTTTTAGTCTCAGCTTCGTCCCAGTCGTCATCAGACTCCTCAACTTCCACTTCTTCTTTGGTTGGCTCTTCCACTTCTTCTTCTTCAACTACTGGAGCTTCGTCTTCAATTTCACCCCAAGAAAATCCATCTTCCTGGTTATCAGTTGTTTCCACTTCCTTAGTGTCTTCCGTGTTCGTGGTTAAACTCTCAGCTAGACTGGTAGCGTCATCGCCAGCACCACTTAAAAATGATGTTGGGTCAAACCCTCCGTCTTGCGTTGTTTCTTCTGAGCTGCTTAAAACCTCATCAATTAATTTGCTTTCTTCTGCCATTTTGTTTGCTTTTAACTAGTTACAAAGATATTATTTTTTTTGTATACTTTTTTTGGCCTCCATTTTAGATTGATGTTCGTTGTCTTTGTCCTTTTGTTGTGAACTAAAGTCAGACTTAACCTTTTCTAAAACAAGTTTGTTTCTCTCTCTCGTATCATCCATATCTCTACTTGCATCAGAAGCAATCTCCTGAGCAGCGATTCTAGCTTCTGCATTAATTTGAGCCACTTGGATTCTACCTTCAATATCCATTCTCTTAAGTTCGGTTTCTGCCTGAACTTTAGCTTGGTCAGCTTCTGCTTGTTGTTGTTGCATTTGTTGTTGTTGTTCTTGAGCACCAGCTTGTTCTTTCTTCATAGCATCTATACCCTGTTCTAATATAACTTGAGCTTCACTCATAGTATCTGCCTTCATAACTTTAAGGGCATCTAATAAAGTAATAGTACCTGATTGAAGAGCTGCTTGAGACATTTGCTGAACTTGAGTTTTAAGTGCATCATCTTTACCAGAATCTCCCATGAATATACCATAGTCATTTAAAGCTACATCAGGAAGGACGCTAAGCATCTTATATCCAGCATCTCCGAATATGAATGCTGCTTTCTTTCCGCCAGCCCAAGCTATCTTCATTAAGTTAGCAAGGTCTTCCATAACCTTCTTCTTAACTATGTTATGAGAAAATACCCAACCACCAGTTGATATAGCAGACTGAGTTACAGACCTTTGCACGTTACCTACATATTCATACTGCTCTACAGCACCTTCTCTTTGTGGTGATACACCTGAAACCTGACCTGCGGTCTGTTCAAGCATTACCTTAAGGTTTATAAGTTGTTGAACAGATTGAGATAATGTAAAGTCAATTTGTTGGAATTGATTGAACGGTGCAGAGTCCCCACCCTCATCACGAGAGTTTATAGGAATAATACCATCATTCTTTAAGTGGTACATAACATCTTGCATATCCATACCTAAGTTCGTAGGCATCTGAGATACATCATATACTACTGCCTTACCCCCAGAACGAGCTAATGCTAATTCAATATGGTACATAACAATGTTATATAGCATTTGTATATGACTAAGAATGTCCATTAAACTAGTAGACTTACCTGTAGTGTGGTTGTATATAACACCAACATAAGATAAAGAAGTACTACCAGCATCATCTACAGAACGTATTTGATTAGGTCTTCTTCTACAGTTTACTGTAATCTTCCCACCAATCATAGTTCCTTCCCATATATCATCTACATGTTTAGTTTCTATTACATCACCTTTTCTTGCTTTGTAATGTTCTCCTACAACTTTATGGAATGGGTGCTCTGGATTGTGTTTGTTTTCTGAAACCTTTACTCTAATGGTTTTTATGGATTTCCATTCTGCAGATACAACTCTAACCTTTATGTTTTTGTAATCATCTACATCTACCCAATTAAATTGGCTATTCCATTTGTCTATGTTCTCAGAACCAGACTGACGCATATCTTCAAGTTCACGAACATCTTCGTCATCAAACTCGTTTCTATATTCATCTAATATTTCATTTACGCTTAACCATCTTTCTTCACCTGCCCATTGAGCATCATCTAAGAAATCACTTTCTATAGACTTATCGAATACGAATGTACGTGGGTCTACCCTTCTAAAGTAAGGGTCGCCATCTTTTACATATATCTTATAAAATTCCTTACCAGTTACAAGTAAATCTCTCATCCCTTCATGGAACACTTTCTTCATCTTGTACTTCTCGCCTAAATAATCTAAACCATCCTTGATAGATTCTTCTACGACTTCCTTGTATTCAAATCTCATGAAATGGTCAATATCGTCAGGTATAGGGAAATCTTTATTGTCCATATCCAGCTCCATCCCATAACTATTCTCTAATTCGGAATTGATTTCATTAAGCAAGTCATTAGCTATAAGAGAAACTTTAAACTGTTCCTTTCTAATCGCTGCATCCATGTTAATAGCAAATACACTCTTATCTAAAGGTCTACTCAACTCTTCATTACATAGAAGGTCAATTTTATTTTTAGACAAAGGGTAATTCCCCATGGTTGCTGGAGATGTCATCTTATACTGCTCAGTCACATAACTGTAATCATCATAGATTAAATCACCATTGTATAGTCTGTAGTTTCTAACATCCTTATCGTAACTACTGGTAGAGCCTTCTGCATTACTTTGCTCTAACTCTGCTACAATAGCTTTGATGTTTTTCTCACACCACTCTTCATTCTTTTCGCTATCTGGAACGAACTGTTTTGGAAAGTCACTCATTTTTTATTTTTTATATGGAACTAATCTTCCGTTTTCTCTTTTATAATATACAAAGCCTAAATTCCCTTGTACTTGTTCATCTCTTTTTACTTGCTTATCGTATAAGTCAATGTCGTGTACTAAACATAAACCAAAGGCTATCGCCCTATCCGTGTTACGTAACCCATAACTACCAAGTTCATCTAGTAAATCTACAAACCAAATATCACCACAATTCTCCTCTATATAGTTCTCCATGAATTGTTCCATCACTGCTTTAGTGTGTTTATTCATTTGAAGACCGTACCTATTCCTGTTAACAGTTTTAGGTGAGTGAGCTGTTGTTGGTCTCTCTTTTAAATATTGTTTTCCTCCTGCTCTCTGGAAATATCCAATGATTCCAATACGAGTGAACTCAATCAGCATTTTCGCATTGTAATATACGGCTAATTTTAGACACCCATCCCAGAACTCTTCTGCTGTGTCTGGACGCTCTGTATACTCAGCAATAGGGTAGTTTCCAGCTATCTCCATGTTATAGAATCGTCTAAAGATAATAGCACTCCCTAAAGAGGAAGTTGACGACTCATCCTGGTCATACGAATCAATTCCACCTATATCTAAACCTTTAAGTTCAGTGTTTGGGTGTGCTAATATCTTATATGGACCATTCCTATCAAGAACAAACTTGACTTGCATTCCTTCGGCTTCCCATTCTAGTCTACCGCTTTGTATCTGACCTTGCAAATCTTCACTACTTAGTATCTCACTTCGTTGTGCGTTTATCTTAGCCACGTTAAATCTAGAGTTCTTAGTTTGTAAGAAAGCTTCTTCTACGGATAATGGGTAATTTTGTAATTCTAGGTTGTATCCTTTCTGATTACCTGCCTTATGTAGTTGTTCTCTTCTGTCTTTAAGAGCTTTTGTAGCCCCGTCATTATCTGAAGTACCTGTCTTTATATCAAAGAATCCATGATAACACATGGAAGCAGGAATAAACATAGGTATAAGGTTAAAGGCATCAGCATTATAATACATCTCCATGAAATCCTTAGAGGCTGCTTCAATATCTCCACCCGTTCCACCAATAATAGGAACTCCATACTGGACATTCCCATCCATGAAACAAGCCTTAGATGACATATAAGCGTTAAGCAACTCTTTGAATTCCCCAGCTTCCTCAAATACCATCACAGAAAGACGTTCACCCTTATATACTTCAGGATTACTCATCGTTCTACAGTGTATAACAGATTGAAATCCATCTACACCCCATTTACCTTCTTTGTCTTTTATTTTATAACCAGATTTAAGAACTTCCTCACCTTCTTTAAGTGTTGAGTGTCTAAAATTGGAGTTTTGATTGTTGAGTCCTGCTTTCACCTTATCAAAGAAGGATGTAGCAGTCACCTGAAGCCCTGCGGCTACCCCTACGTGGTTGTACGGATAGAATGTGTATTCGTGTGCCAGGATACCAGAGTTCATGTAAGAGAACCCCTTATCTCTAGCCTTGATAACAATCATTCCTTTCTCTTCTTCCTTGCATGTATCGAACAAGTCAAAGTAATGCTTGTCCATATCTCTATACCAAGGAGCGATAAGAGTCTTACGACTGTTACCCTTGACACCATCACTACCTAAAATTTTATAGAAGTTTAAATAATAATAGTGCTTACCAGTGATTCGTGGCATGCCTTTGGGTGCGAACCCGAACTTACACCTCTCAATCTGTTCGTCCCAATACTCCCTGAAAGAAACACTCTCTGGATTTAAGGTAGGAACACCTTCATAAATTAAAGGTTGATACTTCTTTGCATCAAACATTCTTTTGGCTCTGTAAAGTTTCTAAATAACTAAGCTCTCTATTACCAGCAATCTTAGAACGTTCACCACGCCTCTCAATAGCATCTAATAGTTTCTGTCTAGTCCCTAATACTTTCTCTACGCCAATCATAATCTTCTGTATGTCGGCTGCATTATCTATATTAATCTTAGTAGAATCGAGCAATTCAGTATACTCATTTATTTTCTCATTAAAAGCTGAGAGTTGAGCATCGAGGGGGTCATATTGAAGTTGGTTATACTTAAGTATTGCGGCAGCAATTTTTTTATTTTTTGAGCCTTTCCACTCATAGTCTTGATATAAGTCTTTAGATACGACTCTAACTCTCTCATCGAGGGTGAAGTGTCGGTACGGGGAGTCATAATCTGCTATATACGCAACATACATGAGTCCTTTACTGCCAAAGCTTTTAGAATCTATAAGGTCTTTGAATTCTGGTATACCAAATATGCCATCATCCTCAACAACGCTTCCTTTATTACTTATTTTTAGTAGGTACATACTTTTCGAGTTCTGTTTTCATTATAAAGACACCGTGAATTACATGCGTTGACTCACCTTCTTCTGGTTCGCCATCCTCGTCAAGGTACTTGTAGTATATAGTTGATGTGCTACCTCCAGCAAGCTTATAGTTATTAACAATTGGTAGGTATCCCATTTCTATATAGTCTTCCATAATCGCAGACTCTCTCTTGTCAGACATTTCAGCTACGTTCACGTACCCAAATATCTTTCCATTTGGCATTAGCTCCACTACACCAAACTTTGTTTTTTGCTTCTCCATTGTTTCCATGATACAAAGTTAATAAAAAAAAGGGCTCATATTACTGAACCCTCTTAAATCAAAAAACATAATATTTATATATTATAAAATACTAATCATGTTGTATGAGTCCACCGCTCTTGTATGATTTTAACATAGCTAGTTCGTTACCTCCTTGAGTTTTGTTTCCGTTATTTCC